AGCGGGGCTCCCGCCCAAGGCAGCAACAAGGGCTCCCTTCCACGACGAGGCAGTCACTGCACGGGCTACGGAGAAGATCCGCGAGAGCCTCAAGCCAGGGGGCGAAGCCGTCGAAGAGGCAGCCGACACGGCAGCGACAGCAGGCAAGGAAGCCGATAGGTACTTTGCTCCCGGAGCACTCAAGGGGGCGAGGCATCAGGCAAATGCTTACAAAAGTCGTGAGAGCCTAGTCTACTTGACGCCCGAGCAGTTCTTGAGACTAGCCGAGCCTGTGGCCTCTGGTGCGGCGCCCTATAAGGCAGAGAGAGTTGCGAAAGCTCTCGAAGAAGGAGTAAAGTTTGGTGATATTCCTTTTCTTGAAGTAAATGCGGCCGGTCGTGTACGTGGGCATGAAGGCCGCCATCGTGCGATGGCGCTTCGGGACAAAGGTGTTCAGCGTATTCCTGTGCGGGTCTTCTCGGACAACATTCGCTGGAGCGAGCAAGCTCCTAGCCCGAAGGGCGCCCGTAAGGCAGTTGACTACGTTGAGAACTTGCCCGAAGAGTTGGTGGGTGAAGACGGCGTGAGCCGCATACCTTTCCCGTTCCATCGGGAAGGACCGAAGCGGGGGCAGCCACGCGACATGTACCTCGAAGATGCGAGTGGGCAGGATGTTGACGCCATTACGGCTCGTGCCTCTAGGAGGCCTGCTCCAGAGTCTCCTCCAGAGCCAGACTCAGTCGAGGCCCTCCTTGACCAGAAGATAGAAGAAGAACAGTTGGCTGAACTCTTCTCGGATAAAGTTGGGGCAGAGGCCCCAGCCGCTTCTGTCTCGGCTGATGACCTCTTCGAACTTCTAGGGAGCCTCGGGAAGAGGGCATCTCCCGAAGCGGGTATAGTCGACGATCTCTTGGAACTTCTCGGGGAGGGGACACCCGGAGCAGCGACAGCAGGGGCTCGGACTGTCGACGAGGCAGCCGACGCAGCCAAGCAGTGGCAGGAGAAGGGCGTCGAGTCACCCTACTTCAAGCGGTGGTTTGGGGACTCGAAGGCCGTGGACGAGGGCGGTGAGCCCGTGGTGCTGTACCACGGTACTTCGGATGAGATTGACGTTTTTAGGAACCCTCACGCTGAGGATGTTGCTGATGGTGGCTGGAACATGTTCGCCACACAGTCGGACTACGCGAACCAGTTTACAGGAGGAAATGAGGGCTCGGTCCTTCCGGTGTACTTGAAGGTCACTCGTCCCTTGGACCTTCGAGAGCTCCCCGCACGGAGAGGGGATGTTCGTTCTCGCTTTATCCGTGCTCTACGGAAGGCCGGGATTGACCCCGATACCTTGGATGTTCCCTATGAAAAGGACTTATACCAAGTTGTAAACAAGCGGGGCTTCCGTGGCGCCTTGAGGAAGGCGGCACAAGAGGCGGGGTATGACGGGATTGTTTTCCCAGATGTTTATGGGCCCATTGACAGTACAACGTGGGTCACCTTCGAGCCCACCCAGATCAAGTCCGCCACGGGCAACAGGGGCACCTTCGACCCGAAGGACCCGCGCATCTCCTACCAGGAAGCTAGTGAGGAGACGTTCCCTACGGGCATCAAGGGCATGGGGCCCCAGGAGTTTGAGGAGGCCCTTGGTGCGATGACGGACGCTAAGGATGTGACACGGTTCATCGCACAAACCGCCGAAAACCCTGCCTATCGGAAGATCGCCGCACGCATCACACCCTTCATCGAGAACACATCGTTCCAGGTGCTAAAGAAGGGAGACCGTGCGCCGAGGGCGATTGCCTCGGGCCGTGCGCGTGGCCTTCACAGCTATGATGTGAAGACGACTCTTGGGGTTACTACCGAGGCGGCGCCCGAGTCACAGATCCGCGTCCGCACGAGGGACCTCGGGGAAGGACTGGCAGGAACCAACGCAGAGACGGTCTTGCACGAAGCCATTCACGCAGCGACGGTGCGGAGATTAGCGGATGCGCGCCTTTATAAGAACGCAGGCACCCCGCTTGCTGCGGCCCGCAAGGAGTTGAATGAGCTGATCAAGGTGGTTGCTCCTAAGTGGGACGGGGCGGGGGTCGAAGGAGTTCCGGCGTACTTGGATGAGAAGGAGTTCGTCACTTGGGGCCTCACGAACAAGAACTTCCAAGAGTTCCTCAAGACAGTCAAGATCGAAGGAGAGCGCGGTTGGACGCGCTTCGTGCGGATACTGGCGGACTTACTGGGTATCCCCCCCGATGAGCACAATGCCTTGAGCGAGCTCTTGCGGGTAACCGACCTGCTTCTTGAGGCGCCTCTCGAGGACCTGCCCCTCCGCATCCACACCAAGGGCCGCCCTCGGTGAGCACGCTTCCCGCCGAAGCCCTAGAAGCCCTCTGCGACCCGGCGATCAGTCTGCCTGCCTATGCCAAGGTCATCGACCAGAAGACAGGACGGGAGATCAAGTACGACCCGTTCGCTATCACGGAGAAGCTCCAGCGAACGGTGGTCTCGTACTACTCCGACCCGCCTCTCACTGACCTGGGCCAGGCCCGGTGGCTCACACTGCTGGGCTACCGCCAGGGAGGCAAGAGCCTGACGGCAGAGGCCTGCGGCTACGTGAAGTCGGCCTACATCCCAGGCCACGACCACGTCTGCATCGCGGACAACAAGGAGAGGGCTGAGTACCTGCATCGACGCATTCACCTCATCCACAGCCACTGGCCCGAGGTGGTCCGGGCCAAGACAGTGCCCAACCGAGAGGTCCGTCGCATGACGTTCGCCCACGGCGGCAAGATGCGCGTCCTGTCCGGTGAGTCAGGGGCTGTCGGTATCGGCCAGTCCCCGGACAGCTTCCACGGCAGCGAGCTCCCCTACTGGAGGAACGCTGGGCACCAGTTCTCGATGATCTACCCGTCGATGATCAACAGAGATCACTCGAAGGTGCTCCTCGAGTCGACCCCGGCGCCCATGACCGAGAACTCGACGGAGTGGTGGCGTGACCAGTGCCGGGACGCCAAGCAGGGGCTCGGACGGTGGGTGTACGCTTTCTTCCCGTTCTGGGATGGCAAGCTCAACCGAAGGAGGTGGCCGAAGAACAGTGCCTTGGACAACGAAGAGATCGGGATGATGAACCGGTACGGTCCCGAAGGCCTCAAGAAGGAGCACCTCGCCTTCCGTAGGCTCATGCTCGAGACGGATGCGGAGATCAGACGCAACCCCGACATGTTCAAGGTCTACTACCCGTTCGACGACATCTCCTGCTGGATCTCCACAGCAGGCTCTGTCTTCCGGGCCGACGTACTCAAGAAGCACCAGGAGGCCCTCCTCGTGCCCTGGAACGCACCTTACATGGAGTACGAGTCACCAGAGCCAGGGGCGGTCTATGTGCTCGGGGCTGACCCTGCGGGCTACGCCTCGAGAGATCATGCCGCTTTCCATGTCATCAAGGTCTACGACGGTGAGTGGACCCAGGTAGCGTGCTTCGGCGGGGTTACCGACCCTGTGTCTTTCGCCCGGAAGATCAACGCGGTGGGCCGCCGGTACAACAACGCGATGGTCGGCATCGAGTCCAACGGTGTCGGTGTCGCGACTCTCGCGTTGCTCCAGGAGATGGACTACCCGAACCTGTACTACGAGAAGCCCTACAAGCCCGGTGTAGCGGCCACGGTCAAGTCTGTGCCCCAGATGCTGTCCTACCTCCAGGACGCGCTCATGGACACGCTAGTGCTCCGAGACGAGGACAGCGTGGGACAACTGGGCTCGTACCGTGAGGACAAGTCCACCGAGCGGTCAGCAGCCTCGGAGATCTTGCAGGGGAACAAGACCGGGCGGCGCAGAGAGCGGCACCACTGGGACAAGGTCTCGGCACTTCAGCTGAGCTGCCTGCTTGCCAGACAGGCTCCGCGCCGTTTCAAGTCCGGGGCTCCTCCGGAAGAGCTGGAGAATGTCGTGCTGTTCCGCGACATGACCTATGACCAGTTGCAAGAATATCGCAAGTCGAGTACGAAGAAGACGACTCGACGGCGCGCGAGATACCCGAAACGGAGGCGATGATGCCCGACGATACCACGAACTCGGAGGAGCTTGCCGCTTTCACCGCCAAGCCGAAGGCCAGGGCACGGAAGGCCAAGAAGGCCAAGAAGGCCAAGGCGCTGGAGATGCCCGAGGCGCTCCGAGAGCACAACAAGCTCCCTCCGAGTGTGTTCCTCCGCAAGGCCCTCTTCTTCTTGGGCCAGTTGGGAGTCCTCGCGGCAGATCGGGAGAACCTTGAGGCACGCATCCGTGATGTGCGTCGGACGTTTGGTCCTCGCTGATGCCCGGAGACCCCCGAGCCGAGGCAGCTGTCACCCAGGGTGACATCCACCGCAGGCTGCGGAAGCTACGGGCTCGAGCTGTTCGAGGGTATGATGTGGACGCGGACAAGATGGACCTCGCCAGTACGTTTGATCCCGTTGAGACAACGAAAGAAGTCGCTGCACGCAGCAAGGAAGGCCGCTGATGGCGAGGATGTCTAGGGCAGAGGCTCAAACGGCTGTCGATGCAAAGCTCCAAGGAAGAGTCGAAGCGGGTGATCTTCCCCCAGCGGCGGCTGACGCCTTGACCGATAGCCCACGCAAGCGCAGGGCACTGCGACAGAGGGAGAAGCTGATTGCCGAGCACGGTGAGGGGGCGGCCCCGACCTCGGGGACCTCGATGCGTGTCCTCCCGGCGGGAGAAGGCGATGCGACAGACCGAGCAAGGGCTGCTGTGGGTCCGATGGCAAGAGATATCGTTGCTGATCGGTACCCGCAGGAGACTGAAATAGTATACTCGAGCGAGCCCGTTGACTTGGAAGTGGAGCCCACACCGGAGGCCGAAGAGGCAGCTCCAGCAGAAGAGCCCCCACCAGAGCCTGTCCCAGTGGACCCCGAAGTGGCAGCGGCTCTTGATGACACGGCAGCAACGCCAGAGTCCAGGGAGATCAGCCATCGGCCAGCGAGCCCCGAGGAGCTTAGTGCAGCAGAAGAGAGACGCGCGGCTCGGCTTGGACCAGAAGCAATGGAGCGGCAGCGCAGACTACGGGAGTACCCACAGGGCGAAGACTTCGACGACAAGTATCGAGAGGCTGTTGGAAGGTACTCGGAGTTGACATCAACGGGCCCCACACCCGAGGGAACCTTCGCCCCCGAAGAGGAGGAGTTTGAGTTTGAGGACGGCACTGGAGCCGCTCCCGAGGCCACTCCCGAAGCCACTCCCGAAGCCGCTGCGCCCCCCGAAGGCTTCTCCATGTGGGAGCCTCTAGGCGGCGGGAAGACCCGCTACCAGGTCGAAGGGGACGAGGGCTACTCCTACATCTATGATGAGAACGATGACTCCTACACCATTGATCAGGGAAGCGCGACGGGCGGCGGAAGTGTGATTCGGCAGGGAAGCCCCTTCCATGCTGCCCTCACGAGGCAGCGGGAGAATCCGACAACCTATCAGCCCAATCTCCCTACCACTCGGGCAGCGGGCCTTGCGATGGCTGACGACACCTGGGAGGATGAAGAGCAGCAGGCCGCTGCCTTCGGTGAGCTGGAGTCGCCCGTAGACGCGGGCTACGAAACAGTGGGCGCAGAAGAAGCTGCGGCACAAGAGCTAGGCGAGTCCCTGCCCGGCACGGAAGACCCCTACGCTGTCTCGGAAGACCCCTTCCCCGAAGCGGCTGGTGCTGAGCAGATGGGTTGGTATGAGGGCCCGGAAGCCAGCACGGTCGCAGGCACTCTGGGCACTCGAGGAGGACTACGCGAGGCCGGCAGAGCGATCGATGCGCGCAAGGGAGCTGCGCTTCGGGAGGCTGGTGAAGAAGGAGTAGAGCAGGCACACTTAGCACGGGGCTACGGTGATGCCGATCAGTTCTCGGGAAAGAGAACGGTGGCGCCATCAGGAGCCGTCACCCGGAACAAGCAGTTGCTCGAGGAGGCCATCCAACAGGGTGGCTTGGCCTACGATGACCTCACGCCCGAGCAGAAGGGCTTCTTCAACAACTTCAAGGAGAGCTCCTTCTCCCGAAGGCTCTCTCCGGAAGACCGCTACGTGGTGGGGCGGCTCAAGGCGATGGAGGCTGTTGATGAGGCGGCACGCGCGGCGGCAGAGGCGGTTGCTGATGAGGCATTCGACGAGATCGACGACAGGGTCGCGCAGAGCCTCCTGACCCGGCTACAGGGAGGCCTTCCCAGTCTCCCCGAGGGCGCCCGTGGTGCTGCGGCTTACGGGAAGGAAGTGGCGGGGAAAGCTGCAAGAACAGCACTGGGAGCCGCGGAGTACGGAGTGACGCATCCTGGGCAGATGCTCAAGGGGGCTGGCCGAGTAGGGCTTGCCGCGCTGTCGCTGATGCCCGATCCCACTGATATCGCGATGCTTGCTGCTTCAGCTCCGTATCTTGGGCTCTACGAGCTCGGTGCCCGGAAGGACCTTGAGAACGCGCTCCAGGGGCGCGGGCCGGACTGGCCTTACTTGTATACAAGTGAGCGTCCGCCCTCGACAGCGCATCGGCGCCAGATGTTCGACTTCATCGATCAGCAGAGAACGGAAGAAGGCCGCGCGTCTGCCATCAAGCAGCTCATCGAGGTCACTAAGTTCGTCGAGCCAGAGGTGCTTTCTGCAGTCATTCAAGTGGAATCTGACGGAGCTGGCCTGACGCCCTTCGACCAGTTGCCTCCAACTGAGCGAGAGCTCAGAGGAGGAACGGCAGAGGCCGCCCGCGAGACTGCTCCTGCCTTCAGCCCGAAGCTCTAGGGGGAACCGCGTGGCTCTGACGCAGAAGCAAATCCAGGGCATCATCTCAGCCCACCGGACCAAGTCACGTACAGAGAGGCGTGACTGGGACCGGTGGCGCTCGTGGTACGTGGCCGAGTACTGGGGCCAGGACGAGGACCGCCCCTCGGGTTCTACGGACATCCTGGAAGACGAGGATGTGAACTTCCAGACGAACTATCCGTATGCCTACATCGACACGATGATCGCCAACATCTGTCCGCAGAACCCCCAGGTCACGGTGATGGCTCGGCGGGAGGCCCTGCAGCCGGCTGCCCAGTTCCGCGAGGCCCTCGTCAACGACGTGTTCCAGCGCAACAAGCTCCACACAGTCCTGTGGAAGACAGCGACCAACGCCAGCATCTGCGGCAGGGGCTTCCTCAAGCTCGTGTGGAACTTCAAGCGGGAGTCCGTCGAGATCTTCGACGTGGACCCGCGCAATGTCTTCTTCGACATGTCGGCCGCGAAGTTCGAGGACACTCGGTACGTCGTCGAAGTGACTGTGATGACCGAGGCCGAGTTCAAGGGCCGGTCAGAGTCGAAGGACGGGGAGCCTTCGCAGTACGACTCTGCGGTTGCCAAGAAGGCTGACTTCGGTGGCTATCCAGCATGGCTCAAGGACACTGTCCGCAGCAACTCGCTGATCAACGAGGCGTCCCTCGAGGTCTACAAGTGGGTCACGGTCTACGAGGTCTACGACTTCGAGGGGGACCGCTACTACCACATGCTCGAGAACGTCGAGGACCCGCTCTTCGAGGGTGATCTGCCCTACACCTATGTCCGCAACCCCTTCGTCCTGGTCACGTTCAACCAGAACATGACCGACCTCGGAGGGCTCAGTGACATCAAGCTCATCGGCTCGCTGCAAGAGCGGCTCAACGAGATCGACACGCTCGAGCTGTGGCACGCCCACACCTCGACACCCGTGACGATGGTGAACACAGCCCTCGTGGACAACCCCGAGACCCTGGTCACAGCGTTGCGGGAGGCGAATCAACCGGGCTCCATGATTGCAGTGGAAGGGAAAGCCAATGCGCCCCTCAAGGATATCATCGGTCAGACGCCTGTTCCGAGCTTCTCCCCCGAGTTCAAGGAGATGCGCGAGCGGTGCAACCTCGTCATCGAGTTCATCCTGGGCATCCCCCAGTACAGTCGTGGTGTTGTCGGCGTTGCTGATGTGGCCACCGAGGTGGCACTGGCTGACACCGCGACCCGTACTCGCAATGGCCGTCGCATCAAGATGATGGAAGATGGTGTCAGTGATCTCTCGGAGAAGACCACAGGGCTCTACGAGGAGTTCCTGCCCGTCGACACCCGGCTTCCGATCAGACTCACGGACAGCCACGATGTGCTTGAGGTGACCCGCGAGACCCTGGCCATGCGGACCAATCGCAACCCGGCCGACAAGTCCCTTGAGTACGACTATGTCGCGATGCCGTATAGCCCCACCGAGAACCACAGGCTGGTACAGCTCCAGAAGCTCCAGCAGTACCTACCGCTTCTCCTCCAGGCACCGGGCGTTGATCCGGGCAAGCTCATCGCGAAGCTCCTCGATCTCCTGGGCCTCCGGGATGTTCTCGTGCCGCCTCAGCCGCAGGCACCTCCAGGGGGAGCAATGCCAGGCATGCCGCCTGCACCTGGGGCGGCGCCTCCCGGAGGACCCGAGGCAGCCCCGCCGGGGATGCCAGGGCTTCCGCCTACTGCTCTTGCCGGGGGCAACCTGCCGCCTGGTATTGAACCTCCTGCGGTCCCCACGCCCTTGGGCGGCCCAGGGATGCCGGGGATCTGATGCCGAAGCGTGGCCAACTTGATCCGGACGCGAAGACTGCCTCGAAGAAGAAGCGTCCGTATAATAGCAAGACGAAAAAAGACCGTGCCTCGCGCAATGCGGCTCGGGCAAAGCTCGAGAAGGAGGGTCGCGTGAAGAAGGGAGACGGCAAGGACGTTGATCACAAGAACCGCAACCCTCGTGACAACAGCGACGACAATCTGCGGGTAACGACCAAGAAGCAGCGGGGAGACAACAAGCCTGCCAGGGCTCAGCGTCCTCCAGGTGTGCGGCGCAAGGCTCGTCGTGAGGCCGCTCGCAAGTCGAAGCCTGTCTCGACGTTTGAGGAGCTCCGGGAGAAGGGGCGCAAGCGTCTTGAGGACACCTGATGCCCCTCTACGACTTCAAGTGCGACGAGGGCTGTGGCTACTTCGAGGACATGTTCATCCCTCTGGCCGAGAAGGATGATGCGCGTTGCCCTGATTGTGGCTCGACGATCACCGTTCGCATCGGCGCTGTGATTACGATTGGCCCGATGCCCTCGAAGCCTCTCCGGGTGAACCAGATCGGGCGGGAGTTCACATCGAACTCCGAATACAAGCAGTACCAGCGCGAGAACCCTGACTGCGCGATATTGAGCGCAGGCTCTACGGAATGGCAGAACCACGTCGACATGGCCCGCGAGAAGGCAGAGAAGACCGCGCGCCGCAAGGGCTACAGAGACCTGGCTCAGCAGCACGAGAAAAGAGGGCGAGAGAAGGCGCGGAAGGCCGGGAAGATTGACGGAAAAGTTTTTGTCTAATACGACGTGCATGAGGTGATTGATGCCCGTGATGGAACAACTGCTCGCCAGCCTCCAAGAGAGCCCTCCTCAGTCCGAGGAGGAGCTGCGGCAGCTTCTGTCAGATACGGGCTACGATCTCGTGGCGACTGAGCCAGGTGGGGAAGAGGAAGGCATCGAGGAAGAAGGCCTCGAGGTCGAAGAGCCGGGTGGCATGGAAGAAGAGGTCGAGGCAGCAGAGGAGGGCCCTGCGTCCCCTGTGGATGCCATGAAGGACCTGATGGACATGGGCGGCGATGAGCCCAAGACCCCCGGCATGAAGATGACGGTCATGCGCCTGGGAGCAGCGAAGAAGGCCCTGGGCAAGGACAAGAAGAAGAAGTCAGCAGACGAAGGGGGGATGTATGGGTGACGAGATCGAAGCAGGGGGTGCGTCCGCCGCTCCTGCTGAAGCGCCCGCTGCGGCGGCGCCGGCTGCGCCGGCAATGGATGCTGCTGCGGAGGGGTCTGTAGATACCTCCCTTTCTACGGATAGTGAGGCGTCACCCTCTGCTTCCTTCGACTGGGACTCCTGGGACGGAGAGACGGAGGCCCTTCCCGAGCTGGCCCGCAAGTGGGCAGAGCCCTTCGGGGCCTACTACTCGAAGCGATCTGATTCACAGCTCGAGTCGAAGCTCTCGGAAGTTGAGGACCTCAAGAACCTCTACGACACCCTGCTCGAGGGCAAGCGCGACCCGAAGATGGGTGAGCTCGAGAAGGCACTGGCCGAGTGGGAAGAGAAGCACGGAACAGCGGTCTCCGAGTGGGAAGGCAAGTACGGAGAGCTCGACAAGACGTACAACCAGTACAAGACCAACGTCGAGGCCGCTATCGACCAGGAGGCCGCAGAGTTCTCCAAGTGGTTTCAGACAGAGAACGCCGACATCTTCGAGAGCGAGCAACTTGCTGAAGTGTTCGTCGGGCTTCTGGAAGAGGGATGGGAACTAGAGGGCGCTGCCGAGGCAGCCCGTCTTCCCGCTTCGCTGCTTCAAGCAGCAAGAAAGGCGAAGGCCGATGGAGTCCCTGACTCCTACGCCATTCGACTTGCAGGCAGGGCGAAGAGCCCCGCAGCTCCACGGCCGGGGGCCAGGATCACGTCTGGGGCTACGACTCCAGCGAGGTCTCGGGAGCAGACGATGTTGCCTGATACGAAGGCGCCGGCATCGTTCAAGGATCTTCGTCACCTAGCAGCGCGCGATGCGCTGAAACGAAAAAGGGGTAACTGATGGCTATTTCGCCTGACGTTCTGGCTACCGCTCTCAATGAGCTGATGCCCGCCTACTCCGAGCTCTTCGTCAAGTGGCATCCGCTGCTTGAGAAGATCTTGCT